CCCCGTCGCGGCCCCGCGAGCGGCCTGCCCAAGGTCCAGCCCGATGCCACGCTGGCCCGGGCGATCGAGTCCACGCGCCAAGCCACCCGTCAGGGCTCCTGCCAGCATGGACGAGCCTGGGACGAGGAAGCCGGCCAGCGTCGGAAGGGCGGCCTGAATCAGCCCCTTGTTGCGGTCATACGCGCCGGCAAAGCCGCCCCGCTTCCGCTTCTCCGCCTCCATCCCGTACTTGGCCCGCACCGCGTTCCGAGCGGCCAGTCGCGCTTCCCGGGTCGGGAGGCGGTTCGCGGCAGCGAGTTCATCCTGGTACGCCATGACTACTTACCTCCCTTACGCTTGAGGGCCATCCGCCGCTTCGCCCGTTCGGGGAGGTCGGCGTAGGCAGACGTGGGCGTGGACTCAATGTACTCTTTGGCCACGGCCTTGGAAATGCCGGTCTTCCCGCGACCGGCGGCGGCAGCGTACATCGCCCGCTGTTGGGCCTTGCTACGGATCGGCATTACTTGCTCCCTCGCGCCACCGCGGCGTTATCGACGAGGTTCGGATAGGGTCGCCCCGCCGCCTCGGCCCGCGCCTTGGCCTTTGCCTTCTGCGCGGGGGTAAGGGGGGTCGAGGACTTCTCGGGGTTCTTGGTGCGCCAGAAGGCGACCTTGCGTTTCGGCATCGTTAAATACGATTCATGGTGACAATGACCGACGCGGAGGCTGGATGTGGAGTGACCGCCGCCAGCGCCTGCAGGGAACACGCGACGTTTCCGGTAGACCAGTACAGCTGAACGTAATCGTTGGCGTTTAGGCTCAGGAAGTAGTTCCACGCGGGCAGGGCGTGACCATCTATCGCCCCGTGCTTATTCGGCACCGAAACCTGTCCGTTCGTCCCAGACAAATCCGTCCCGTTCTTGCGAATCCAGATGTCCACGTCGTGAATCTGGGAGTCTGTATTGACCAGCTGGGCGCTGAATTGCAGGTTGTAGATGCCGGACATCGGCACCGTCAGCTGAGAACTACTCACCAAGGTGATGCCGTCTGCCACGTCCTGCGTGTTGAACGTCATCGCGTATGCCGTATTCGCTGCTGCCGCCGTCTGGTTGGTTGTGTCCTGCCACGCCCCAAACTGCCGGAACGCCGCCGTGGACACCCACGTCGTCCCATTGTAAAACCAGAAGACGCCCGTGTCCGTGGCCACATAAATCATCCCCGTCTCGGGCGGGGTGGGCTTGTTGGCGTCCAGTCCATAGGTCGGATGCGCAACGGCGTCCGCCTGGTGGTCTACGAACTTGTCCCGCAGGACGTTGTCATTTCCCCGCGTCTCATACGCCGCTCGGTCCATGCCGACCGGCGACGTGAACGGGGCGATTGGGTAATCACCGACGCCCATTAGACGAAGTAGACGCCTGAGACAGACACCGCCTTCGTACTCATATTGGCATTCGTGTACTCAACCCCGGAGACATCATAGAGGAATACAGACGATCCTGACGAAAGCGCTTGCACCTGTGTTCCCTTGTCCGACCACACCGCGAACGCCGTACCCACCGCTGGAGCAAACGGCAACCCGGCAATTCGCGCATTAGACGCATTGGCCGTTGTCGGCCACAGTGCATCCAGCCGAAAGGTGACCGCCCGTCCAATCTTCGTATACGTCCCAGACGCCGACGTAAACGTGATGCCGTTGCCCGTCGGCGTGAACGGGCCTTCTTCGTAGTCATCCAGCGTATTGACATCCGACGACGCCACCTGCGTGGCCGGAAACTTAATCTGCCCAGCGCTGGCGCTCGAAATATCCAGCAGGCCAGCCATCGCCAGCGTTCCGGTGTCCGACAGCGTAGTGCCGCTGTTCTGCACCAACTTCCCCGTGGTCAGGTCAAAGCGAACCAAGGCATTGTCTGTCGCAGACGCCGGCCCAACGACATCGCCACCAGAGCTTGCCGACGCAATCGTGATGGACCCCGCGCCGGGGGTAATGGTGACGTTCGACCCAGCCGTCAGGCTCGCCACGGTATACCCCGTGCCGTTGCCGATTAGCAACTGACCGTTGGTCGGGATCGTCGTCGCCCCCGTCCCGCCACGCGCCACCGCAATCGTTGAGGCGCTCCAAGTCCCTGTCGTAATCGTGCCAACCGAGGTCAGGCTCGACGCGGTCACGCCAGAGGCTAGCGTTGCGCCAGACAGGCTCCCGGCCGGCGCCGCGCCGTTCAGTGTAGCCGTAATCGTGCCGGCGCTGAAGTTGCCGGAGGCATCGCGTGCGACGATGGTGCTGGCCGTATTGGCGTTCGTCGCGGTCGTGGCACTGTTGCTAACCTTCCCTGCCGTGCTGATGGTCGCCAGCTTGGTGTCCGCGATGGCGGCGGCGGCGTTGATATCTGCATTAACAATGACACCAGCCCCAATTGCTGTTGCGATGCTGGCCCCGGTCGATAGGTCCGTGGACACCGACCCGGTCACATCGCCAGTCAAGGCGATTGTCTGCGCCGAAGACAGGCCAGCCGCCGTGCCCTCGACCCATACCGACCCCGTGTCGTACCAATACCGCACCACCGTGCCATCGACCGTCATCCACTTGCGCCCCGCCGTACCCGCGGCCGGCCGAAGAGCCAGCGTTGATGACTGGACGTGAATCCCGGGGTCAGCGTCATGGTCCACATACGCCGACCGCACGGTATTATCGTTGCTCCGCACCACATCGGCGTTGAGGGGATCGCCGTTGACCGGAGAAGTAAGGTTACTGACTGGATGCTGTCCAACCGTCGTTGCCATTTATCGACGCCCCAAGGCGAAGGTTTCGGTTTGCCACTGACTGAAGACCGGCAGCGCCGTGCCAGCGTCGGTGATGGTCACATCAAGAAAGTACCCCGTGCCACCCATTGGGACACGGAAGTTTCGGCTCTTTGGCCCAGACCACGCTCCCGTGCCCCAGGTTGCACTCGTAGACCAAACGCCTCCCGTGTTTGTAGGAAGCTGATACGCGCCCGTGGCCTCATCGGTTGTCCACGACACCGAGCAGCTCTGGGAGCCATTGAGCTGGGCCGTCAGATACCCCCAGCGCAGGGCCTTCGCCAGCGCTGGATCACCCATATACTGGCGATGGAACTGGGCGACCATCGTGTACACATCGCCCCCCGTCCCGGCAGCGGCGACGTTATCCTTGTTTACGCCCGGCGCATCGCAGAGGCTGACCCAGCCGCTCGCGTCGCCACGCAGGACGACCGGCAGGCCGCTCGTGTTAATCGTCTCGAAGAGCGCGGTCGTGTCCGGGCTGATATACGCGCCGTTCCACGGGCCCGACCACGCATCCAGCACCGTGTGGTACTGGTAGCACCCATAGCCGGGAATCGTGATCCACAGCTCCTTGGTGGCTCGGTTGATGACAGCGCGAATCTTGTCAAAGTCTGACGATGACAGCTGCCGGATGATGGGCAGGATGGGGTCCGGCTTGGTCGGGGTGCCGACCGCCGCCACCTCGGACTCGTTGCAGCGGTAGAGCCCGCGCTCCGAGATGAAGTAGGCGATGTTGTTGTTCGCCACGATGCTTTTGGCGGCAATCGTGCCTACGTCGGCCGTCAGTCCAGCCGGGGCCGCCACGATGTCGTCCTGCCCGTACCCCGTCAGGCGGGAGATCCCGCGCCGGTGGAAGATGAGCAGGCTGGTGTTGACCGAGGCCAGCCCGACAATCCGCTCGTCGCCAAAGGTCCGGACGATAATCTGGCCACCCCCCGCCGGAGGCGTAGCGTTGCCAAGGTCATCCCCGTTATTTAGCGAGGAGTAGAAGATGCTGTCCGGGAAGCTGCTGTTCCCACAGCCCCAGAGGCGCTGATTGTGGACCTGAATCGTGTCCACAGCCACCGTGCCCGCGATATCCGAGGTCAGCGTCGTGCCGGTCCACTTGTTGAGCAGGCCGCCGTCTGCGATATAAACCACGTCGGTCCCTGAGCCATCCCGGAACTGCGCGAAGTCGGGCGCCACGGTCGTGGAGAACGTCCCGCCCTGATTCGTGTAGGTGAGCGGGAAGGCCCCGTAGGTCGTCGTGAACAGGTCCGTATTGGAGATGGCCAGAATCTGGTTCGTCCCGCTGTCCTGCTGGAACGTGTACCCGTTCAGCACCGAAGCGGCCGCCAGCGCGGCGGTGGAGGTGCGCTGGGTGCCGCCCCGCTTGCTGGCCGCGCCATAGTCCGTCAGGCGCATATTGACCGTCTGCCGCAGCTGGTTGGGCTGGAGCGAGATGTCATCCGAGACGCTGTTGAGCCCGCCGTCCATCCGCGGCTGGGCGTCCGCCAAGCGCTCCCGGGCCATCAGCCGCCGCTCCAGTCATACTTCTGATCCGGATAGGCCATCATCGTGGGCTGGATGGTGTAGCGCCGGAGGTCGTCCAACAGTAGCGTCCGCGACAGCTGGGCCTCCTCCCGGAGGACCCGCGCCGCCCCAGACTCCGCCCCGCCCTTATTGAGCAGGGACGCACCGGCCTCGTTGGCCAGAATCAGCTCCCCGCCGTCGGGGAAGTCAATGACCGAGCTGTCGGTGGCCAGCTGGTTGAACGCGGTCGGCTTGTAGTTGACATACACAGCGTCGTGCTGGCCGCCACGGGGAGAATCTGCAGGGCCTGCCCGGCGGTGTAGAAGAGCCGCGGGTAGGTGGGCAGATAGTTCGTCGTCGTGGCCAGCGGCACGTCCTGGAACCGCGTCTGGGTGTACAGCACGTTGCCGTCTGACACCGAAAGGACGCGGTAGAAGTTCTGCTGGCTGTCCCCGCTGCCGCTAGACAGGGCGCTGAAGGACACCATCCCGTCGCCATCCGTCGTCACCGTCCGCTTGGCGAAGGTGTAGTAGGGCTGGGCGTTGAGGATATTGGACCACTCATCCCCGTAGACGCTGCTAAGGACGGTCGTGATGGTCGCATCCGACCACCGATCCGACGCGACCGCGTCCATCGTCTCGCGGGTGAGCGCAATCAGTTGGGCTTTGGTAACGGCCACGGGCGGAGGGGGTAAGGGGCTTACAGCGTGTCCAGCACTTCAGTCAGCGCGGCGTCCGCGGCCTGACCGATGGGCTGGGTGGCATTGAACTGCTCGACGAAATCCGCCATCCGGCGCACCTCGTCCTTGGGATACTGCCGGAACGTGCGCTCCAAGTAGGCCGGCGCTTCGTCAATACTGCAGAGCATCGGGAGATACCCGATGATATCGTACGCCATCTCGGGGTCTGTCTCGCCCCGCTGCACCCACTCCCACCGGGTGTCCTCGGGACTCCAGCGAAGGCAAATGGCCCAGTGCTCGCCTGTCTGCTCCAGAAACTTCATAAACAATCCGGCGTGGAGGGCCCGGAGCCGCGCCACCACATGGGTGGGCGGCTCGGGCTGGCCGGCTGCGTTCAGCAGCACGGTCACGTCTTACTCCTCGACGTACAGCTCGACCACGCACGAGATGTCGTCCGGCTGGACCGACACCGCGCCCACAGTCACAATCTCGAACTCCAGCGTATCGCCCGGATTGAGCGTCCGCTCCGCATCCGTCAGGGTGCTAGTCAGCGCCAGCGCAATCCCCTCGCGGGCCGTCTTGGCGTTGATGTCCAAGTTCGCCGTAAGCGTCACGGCCGCGTTCGCCGTGCTGTCGTACTTGATGAGCCGCGCCACGCAGGACGTGGCCGCCGTCGGGTACGTCCCCGCCGCCACAATCGCACGATTGATGTAGCACTTCGCCGGCATCGAGCCAACGGTGTGCGTCTGGGTGCCCGCCGCGAGCGTCCCGGTGTTGATGCGACCGCTCGTGAGCGGCACGGGGAAGACCCCCAGCCGGCCCGGCTTCGGCGCAAAGATGTTATAAGCCATGTGTTATCCTCGGGTTGGGGTGGGAGCCGAAGCCCCCACCCCGTCCCCGTGAAGGTTAGACGTGCGTGTAGCGCGCCGTGTCGGTGTACCCCGTGATCGAGCCGTGCGCGTTACGCGCCAGGCAGGCGAGGTTGCCGTACCAGCCGTAGGTCGTCTCGAAGGCGTCACGCCCCGAGAGCCAACGCCACGGGCCCGCGCCCTCGAACTCGACGAAGCCCCAATCCTTCGCATCCACCCACGAGAGCGAGGGGATGTGGAGGAGGTAGATGGTGCCAGCCGGGACGTAGTAGTCCTGCACGAGCGGCACGCCGCAGACCTCAAGGGCCTTGTAGCCACCCTTGATCGTCGTGCTGAACTCGCCGGCGGTGAACCGACGCTGCCCGACCATCGACTCCATGAGCTTCTTGGCGAGGCCCGGGGTCGTCATGAGCAGGAAGTCCTTCGGACGCACCATCGCGTCCTTGCCGCTGCGGCCAGAGATCTTCTGGATAAGGTCCCAGATGTCCGACTCGGTCGGCTGGTTCGCATCCGGCGTATCCGTGCCGGCCACGAGGCGCGTCGCGTCCCAGATGCCGTAGGTGGAGGCCGAGATGTTGTGCAGCGAGGCATACGACCCGCCGCGGTTGGTGATGTTGATGAGCCCGTTCATAGCGCTGTTGAACGAGGTGTCAGAGGCGGTCGCCTTGACAATCTTGTCCGTCGCCGCCATGCCCGAGATGGCCGTGCCAAGCGTCAGCGTGGCGTTGTCGCCGCTGTTGCTGATGGCGGTGATGGCCGAGCGGCCGAGCACCGCGTCCGACGACGAGGTGTCGAGGACCGCGATGTAGTCACCCACGGAGAGGAGGAGCGAGCCCTGGCCCGCGCCGCTCACGCCGTAGGGGGACGACACGATGATGCTCGTGGTGGACGAAGCCGTGCCGATGAGGGCGACGACGCCATCCGCCTTATTGTGGAGCGCCTGCTGCATGAGCAGGGTGGACGCCTCCTTGATCTCCTCCATCGTCTTCTTGGCGATGGTGGTGAAAGCGGCATCCTTGGACTGCGTGCCAACGAAGGCGAGGCCGTCGATCTGGCGGGTCGTGTACGCACGAACCACGCCGACGTTCGCCTGCACTTCCGTCGCGGTGGTGTCAGGCGGGAAGTACCCGGCCGACGAGAACGTCGCGCCAGCCGGACGGCCGGTCACGACATCGAAAAACACGTTGTTGCCGCCCCAGCGCATGTTGCGGGGGCCGCCCGCCCGACCCTTCTCCAGCTGGGCAAGAAGCGGGGTGACGAGGTTCTGGACCTTCTCGCGGAACTGGCTGTAAACGTTCTTCAGCAGACCAGTGAGTTCCGCATCCGTGATAACGGTAGGATTCGGCATGAGAGTGTGTGTGGAAAACTAGAGGTTAACGGATGGACGCCATGATTTCCGACATCGCGGAATCGAGGGCGTCATCCACGGTCGCCGGTTTGGCGGCCTTGGGCTTGGCCGGGGTATTGCTCGCCGCACGACCCACGGGCTTCGTGGCCTGCCCCACCGCCCGCTTGGCCTTCTGTGCCTCGACTTGCGCCTTGGCGACCGCGGCCTGCGCTTCCTTGACCTGCGGGGAAGGGGCAGACTCACTACGCCGGGCATGCTGCATCTGGGCCCAAATTGCCAGGTCCTGCACGATGTACTGCCGAGCGGCGTCAAACTGTGACGCGGGGAGATAGGTCTGCCCGTTCGGGGCGACCGCCGCGTGCAGCTGCATGGCATACGCCATCCGCTCTTCCAACTCCTGCCGCGACACGGAGGGGAGCGCCTCTGCAATCAGCTGGATCGCCGGTTGCACCTCCCCCGTGTAGAACTGCTGTCCTGCCTCCGTGATGCGCTGCATCTCCGTCTGCACCCGGAGGTCCTTCACCTGCTGCTCGGCCCGCTGGGCTCGCCGCTCCGGCGAGTTCTCCTGCGAGAAGGCGTCCCGCACGGCCAAGAAATAATCTTCGTCGGTCAGAAGGCGCTCCAGCTGGGCCTCCCGTTCCTCGATGAGCTGGGACAGCTCCTCACGCTCCGACTTGAGCGACAGCGCGTCCCGCTCCGCCTGCTGCATCTTCTGCTCGCGCTCTTCGTTGTACACGCCGAACTGGGCGAGCTTGACCACCTTGTCCAAGCGGTCCTGCCGCACCTTGCCGTTCGCCTTGTACTCGACGATGAGGTCCGGTACCTCGACCTCACCCTCGGCATCCTTGAGCGTGAACTCCGTCGCCAGCCCTTCGGTGACCGTCGGCACCGCGACATAGCCACCCGGCAACTCCGGTGTGGCCTCCTCGGTCGTCTCCTCGGTCGCCTCTGCTTCAGAGGGCTCGGCGTCTTCCGTGGTGTCTTCCGGGGTGACTGCCGTGGTATCTTCCGGGGCCTCAACCGCCGCAGCGGCTGGGGTGTCGTCCTGCGTGTCAGCGGGAGCCGGCACGGCGGGCGTGGGGGTGGCACTCGCGGTGGTGTCCGCGAGGGCCGCCGACGCGGCGTCGGCCAGAGCTTGCTGAATGTCCATCGGTCCAGCTCCTAAAATTGGCGCGACAGGGTGTCGGACTGGCCCGCCAACATCTGATCCGGCGACTGGCCCATCTGGGCCTCCTGCAGGGCCCCAAGGGCCCCAATCGGCGGATTATTGCTGGCCAGCGGCAGCTGTCCCGCGGGGAAGGAGGGCACACCGGTCGGTTGACCGGGGCCAGCCGGGGGTGCCCCGCCCATCGGCGGAGCCATCGCCCCCTGCTTCTGTGCGGCCTGATTTGCCAAGGCCGTCCACCGCTCCTGCGCGGCGGCAATAATCTGTGGGTCCAGGTCGTCCTGAAGCAGAATCTCCCGCTCCAGTACGTCCTGATGAATCGCTTCGTTGTCCTGCCAGCGAAGCTCGGGGACCATCGCGCCCATCCGGATGGCGTCCGCCACCCGCTTGGCCCGTGCCTCCTGATCCTCGTCCGGACTGGACATATCCCGCGCCACGGCGAACATCTGCCGACGGCGGTATTCCTTGATGTCGATAATGCCGGACTGCAGCCAGTTGTCGAGCAGGTAGAGCCGGAAGGCCATCGGCATCGGCATCAGCGTCGCGGGCTCCACCCGGACATCCGACTGCCCGTCGAGGTCCGTGGACGACACCGCCCGAGCGAGGTCCGGCCGGCCCTTGCCGACCGCGCCCAGCGCCCGCGGGACATCGTAGCCCCACGCCATCCCCGCCATCGCCACCTTGCACCAGTCCGTGAACGCCTGCGCCAGCGCGTTGACGGCGGGGCTGAACACCCGCTCCAGCTGCTCACGGCTGGCGATGATGGCTCGGCCCGACTCCCCGGTGACCTGGCCGCGGCTGACCGCGTTCCAGCCCGAGGCGTCCTCAAAAGCCGTCTTCTCCAGCGCCAGCGCCTCCTTTACGTCCTGCCCGACCGAGAAGCCCTGCACCGGCTGGATGGAGTCCGACATCGGCCCCGCGCCCCGAATCTCAATCATCGAGGTCACGCCACCCATAAACGTCTCGGTGGCAATCGCGTTCGGCCGGGTCAGGAACCGCCCACCCGCGTTCACGCGGATGTTCTCGACCCACTTGGACAACAGGGCGTTCACGCGCATCTGGTGGTCGAGCCACTGCTCCACCACCGGGCGCGGGTAGTACGACGGATCGCTGGAGCCGTCCCGTACCGCGACCACGGGGATGGCGTTCCAGAGGAGGGGCGACGGGCCGAAGACGACCGTGTCCCCCACGATGATGAGGTGCAGACCCTCAGGGAGGGCGTCCGGGTGCGGAGCGACGTAGACCGTGAACCGCTCGGTCACGTCCTCGTCGCGGAGCCGCTGGCCCTCGCCAATCGTGGTCTGCGTCAGCACCCACGCGCCAATGCCCTCCGACCCGCTATAGGTCGGCTGGTTGCCCGACATCATCGTGGTATCCGCCGCTTCCAGCCCCGTCACGCCGTAGCGGAACGCGGCCTCAGCCTTGGTGATCACCTCGCGGATGACCACCCAATGCGGGGCCTGCGACACCGTCGCGTTGGGGGACACTCGGACCTGCTCCACGCGGAGTGTCTGGCACCCGAGGTCGCCCAGCGGCTTCTTCTGGCCCGGAGCCATCCCCAGCCGCTCGTCCCACGGACCCTTGTCCGGGTCCCAGAATAGGTGCCAGAAGCTCACGCCGTCCGTCTGAGCCCAGAACGCTGCTTCCCGAGCCAGCCGGGGCATCAGCATCTGCTCGTACTGGTACTCCAGCGACAGCTGCTGGGCCTGCGCCTTGCGCTTATCGTCCGGGTCCTGCGTCGTCGGCGTCAGAGAAGCCCGGCTTCTGGTCCATCAGGATCTGCAGGCGCTGGTCGAGCGCCTTGTCGATCATATTGTAGACCACGCGAGCCGCATCCCGCGGACGGGCCGGCTCACGCCACGGCCCCAGTCCATTGGCCGAAATCCACTGCTGACCGGCCCGGAACAGCCGGTTCCGCTCCACCAAGTGGAGGTGCATCTGCACGGCCTCGCGCCGAGACTCCCACAGCCCCCGGCCCCACGAGGCCCATGCCTGCATATCGTCGGCGGTATTCGGGTCTGCCCCGGGGTAATCCGCGCCATACAGCGCCCGCTGGAGCGCTGCGATGTCTTCCTCGACCGTCGCCCCCGTATCCTCCGGCGGATTCGGCGCAACCTCGTCATTCGGCGTGGCGGGATCGTTGGAAAACCCCTCCATCGCCCGCACCGCTACGTCGTCCAGCAGCGACTCGATATACGGACTCGTCATTTACCCGATTCTCCCGACGCCAAAGGCGCTCCGAACCCGATTCCAGTCCCTGAGGTCCTCATGCCGCTCCCGAATGGACCGGAGAACCTCTTCCTGCGCCCACGGCTCCCGCTCCTGGTTGGCCACGGCCACCAAATCCTCGGGAATCTCGACCGGCGGGGGCAGGACCGGTGCCACCGGCGCGGCCTTGAACTCCCGCACCACGCCAGCGGCGGTATGCACAAAGTACACCGCCACCGCCGCCCAAAGGCTGTGGATGACGAGGCTCACTCGCCCATCCACTGATGAGCCATCAGCTTCGGCGGACGCGCCTCGCCCAACCAGCTCGTCTGCTCTGTCGTCAGGTCCGGATGCGCGGCGGCGAACACGTCCCACCGGAACGCGGCGGGCGCTGGATCGTAGAACACCTCGGCCCCCTCCGCAAACGCGGGGCGCGGCGTCTCCAGCACCCCGGCCTGTCCGCCGTTCGGCTCCGCGCTCAACGCCCCGTCGCGGAAGTAGACCTCCTGCGGCTCGGCATACGGCGCGAGGTGGACGTACGCGAGGCCGTCCACGACCCCGAGGACGACGTAGCCCGCCGTGGGCTCCTCGGGGAGCGCGGTGACGGGGAGGGTGACAATCATCGAAGGACGCATCAGGCAACTCCAGCGAGAGAACGCATCGTCGCCATCGTCTGCTCGCCAGCGGCGACAATGACGTGTGTGTAGGCGAACTGGTCGTGGTCCGCGTGACCAGCAATATAGAGGCGCGGATTAGCCCACGCCGTTGCAGGGCCAGAGGCAGTCGTCGTGCCCGTCTGCTCGACTCCGCCGTTAACGCTGATGCCACTTGACGGCACCCACGATGACGAAAG